TAACTTTAAATTGATTCCTTTGTAAGGAACTTTCTTATCTTTTATCTCAACCAATAGCTTTGCATCTTCTGGATGGATTGATTCGAGTAATTCAATATAAAGCGCTTCTCTTTTTAGTTTAGTGAGATTAGGATTCCCACCTTTTATAAACAAATATAACCTTCTCACTTCCGTGAACAGTCTCATTTCTTGAGCTGGATATATGCAAGGAGAGTATGGGGGTGCACCTTCTGGCAGATCCCATACAATGCTTGGATCAAAAGCATACTTTAAAATTTGTTGAAGGGGAGCACTATTATTAGCACGGAGAAATTGAACTTTCTCTTCCGTCCCTTTTAGCTTTGATGCTTGCTCAAGTATTTGAAAAATTCCTAGTCTCATATTAAAACTCACTAATGTTCTCTAACAATATTTTAAGGTTATGCTTCTTTAAATAGGTCACTAACTTTTCCTTTGGTTTATTTGCTTCTTCTTTATATCTTGTCAAAATATTTAATCGTATGTCTTCCGGAATCATATGCAGATCAATTAATTGTTCGTTTCGTTTAAAACGTTTAAGTTCATCTTTCGTTAAGATAGTCGAGAGGTCAGGAATCCCTGTAAGGAATTCAATCTTTTTTGCTGGAAGGGGTTTTTGACGTTCACCATTGACAATGCATTGGTCCTCAGACATGATGTTAGGAATGCCATCCCCACGATCTCCTTTGAGGATATGCTCACGCAAATATTGATGAGGGTTGGTATGTTTAATATGTTTTTTAAGAACAGGATTATACTGTTCGACATTTCCATATACTTGCAACTGTACAAAATCTTTGTCACCTGATAAAATTAGTATTTTTTCCTGCGTATTCAGTATTGTACCAAATTCTATACAAAGTGTAGCAATGATATCATCTGCTTCAACACCATCTACCTGAATTACACGGTAGGGCGAGTGTTGTTTCAACTCTTCCCTAATCTTATTTAGATGATTAAAGATTTGATTCCAATCTACATCTGATTTTTCTCGTGCTTTTTTACGGTTTGCTTTGTAGAACGGAAAGTGTTGTTTTCGCCAGTAGTTCTTATCATCACATGCAATAACCATTTCACCATATTCGCCAAATTGCTTTTTAAACGAACGTAGTGAATTGAGCGTGATGTGCCGAAACAAATCTTCTTCAATTATAGTATTTGTGTGATTGCCAAGCTGCGCCATAATGTTGGCAATCATCACTTGATTTAGGTCAACAATGATCATTTTTACAATTGTATAGCAATTAAGAGACTAAGTCAACTTCCTTAGGCGTTATCTTAATTCCTTTTGTGTTTAGAATGTTTAACAGCAGTGCTTCCCATTGCTGCTTTCGGAATTGCCAACTATAGAATACATCTGCATAAGATTTTTGGCCAGCTAACCTACTTTGTACTCCCTCTGTCCAATAATTTTCAATTGCATTACAAAGTTGTGTGTACACTACATTAGCATGATCGCGTTTACTTTCTGTCCACTGATACATCCATGTCCAATTTGCAGCAGTTTCATATAATGCAGCATAGTTGGGGTGTATGCATAAGCAGCCAGCACTCATACCTTCCATTAATGACATGCATGATGTTTCTTGCCAAATCGATGGATATGCTTGTATATGAGCTTCTGCTAATGCTTTACGTACAACATCGTTTGGTTGATACCCGTGGTAGTTAATCTTAGGATTATCCTCACAACGCTGGAACAACTCTTTATAAGGTTCATCTCGCTCCGCCCAGCCATACGCTTTAAAGGATGAGAATACATCTAACTCAACATTAGGATATCGCTCAGTCAACTTCTCAAAAATAGGAACAATAAGCTCTAAGCCACGATGTGGTGTTGTATTGTAGATGATTTTAAATTTGTCTTTAGACTTCTCATTCGACGGAATAGGATCAATAGCATTTTGTAGCACTATTGCTTTGTGCCATGGAAACCCGTAGTGCTGCTGATATGCTTGCATTTGCCAGTTGGAAACAAAAATAAGCTTCTCAAACTTATTCCATCCGCCATTGGCTATGTGTTGTGATTCAGGATCACCAGGCAGATCATGCAACCAGTACAGCTCAATCTTTTTTCCATGAGGTCCACGATATCTACTTGCTGTTATATTAAAATGATCTAGAGTGGAGGAATCAATACGACTCTCTAAGCCGTACTTCATCATCTCTGTACCCCCCATTGCATTCTTACTTACTTCATCTGTCGCTATTGGCATTATTATCTCACAAATCAAATTGTACTGTGTTAATACTATCTAGGCGAAATGATCGCCATGCATTTTTATCTATATCCCAAACTGCTAAAATATCATCATTTTCTACTTTTACTTTATCAGTTTTATTTTCGTGAGGAACAACTACTCCTTCTTGTAGTGTACAATTCATCGTACGCTCAGTGCCATCCTTCTTTGTAAACACAACTTTCACTGGCCCCATTCGTAAATGAGATTTTAACCAGTCGCGACCTTCTACTGTTGTAAGTGGTTTTTCAGCTGATGTTGTAATACCTAGTGGTCCATTCTCCATAATCATCTTCCTTTTGTTATAACCCAAGATTCTTTTGCATAGCTAAGTTGTGCAAAACCTCTACTAGGTACATTCATTACCCAATACTGTCTGCCTTCAATGTCTTTTTCATTAATAAGATTACCTTTAACAATCTCATTGTTATGTTTGTTCTTTAGAACAACATCGTGTTTAATTTTGTATTGATTTCGTCTCATTTTTTTCAAACTCAATTTTAAAAGTATGTTTATCCGTACTTAATCTTTCCTTACAATTAGCTATTGCCTCATCATATGTTGGGCCTTGTGCTACAAACGTTTCGCCAGTTCCATGTGGAGGCGTATAGAATCCATACCACCACCCATTAATCATTTCCATTTTCAATTTTACAACAACAACATTCTTACGTACCAAATGTTTATAGATGTCTTCTTGTTGCTCTTCTTCTACCGGCTGATATGCACTAAAAAATACATTAGTGACGGCGCGAATCACAATCCAAAAAACTATTATGTAAATTATTGTTTCTATCATATATGTTTGGTGGGCCCACCTGGACTCGAACCAGGGACCAAAGGATTATGAGTCCTCTGCTCTAACCAACTGAGCTATGAGCCCTCTTTTTGTTTTACGGTTCCACCTATTTTTACAATCACTTCATCGATCCTAGTTCTCCAATAACCTGGTACATAATTTCGAAGTAAATTTAGAAATTTAATTAGTTCGTTAGGATCCATAATATAGATTGTACAGCCAAGGGATTAATTAAGCAACAGAGGTGTTGAATTGTTTTTTGAAATTTTCCCAACGTTCAAATGATAGTTGGAGGCGCTGTGTGTGGCCATCACGATCTTGATATATCTCAACGTTGTGTAATCCATAAAAAGCAGATATTACTGTATCATTACAATGAAACTGATAGTCCGGGTTTCTTTTTGGTTTGGGGTGTGGATTGCTTTTCGCCGCTTTCATTTAGTACATGCTTTCTATGAACTCTACAAATAATCCAATCATTATAATACATTTCAGGATTAAAGAGAACGGCTCTTTCAATTTGTTCTTTTGTTTCTAAGTAGGAGCACTCTCCTTTGGATGTACAAAGGTGTAGTATTTCTCGTTTAAACTGGTCAGAACCTATTTCTTTGACTTCTTTGTTAAGGACAATAGAAGATCCAAAGTAACCTTGCCAATCACTTTCAGCAAGGTATCTCTTCTTTTTTCCTTTGAGAGTTTTCGTACGCTTAAACCAAAATAATTTTTTCCCAACATACATCTTTCCATTTTGAAGGTTTGTGATTAAGTAAACGAATCCATAGTCGGATTCATTAGGACTTATAAACGCTTCTCCATTATATAACCAAGGCAACATAAAGACAACTATTCTATAGAGTGTGGGAAATCATCAAAAGGGATGTAGTGAGCGTTGCAAGCATTATGCAAACAATTCGTGGTTCTTCTAAAAACAATCCAACGCTAAATCGCAAGGTTGAGTATGTCAAAGTCACCAATAGCATTATTTGTAAAAATATCATCATACTCATATATATGCTTACTATCTTGCTAGTGGATTATCAAGCGCTTTCTGAATCTTAGAATCAATTTCTTTACGTAGTGTACGTACATCGCCTTCAACTTCACGCTGCGATTGTTTGCTGGAGCGCTCCACTGATTCAACAACTCCTTCTAAACGACGGATATCATTCTTCAAATCATTTTTAATGTCGCGTGTGTAGTCAGATGACTTAGCAGAGTTCTCTTCAACAATAGCTAACTTCTTTTCAATCTCTGTTAAATCTGGCGATACGTATTTTTCAATCTTAGTCTTCATGTCTTGATAGCCTTTGTATACTTCAAATACTCCATAAAGGCCACCTAGGATTGAAGATACAATAGTAAACGCAACCATTAGTTTTGCTGGTGTAAATTCATACCCACCAATACTAATGACTGTATCTTTACTAGCATACTTCTTTACTGCTGCTTCTGCTTCGTCAATCTTTTTATTGACGTCTTTAATTTCCTCTGCCATTTTAATTTCCTTTGTTATATTGTGAGTTGACCATTTCATTATGTATGCGATCAGTGCCACCAAACATTCTTAGTGTACTGCGATTTTCAATATTTCTTTGGTTATTATAAACTGTGTATGGTTTATATCCTGCAGCATCTTGAAGTACTGCTTTACCATATGCATCAAACCCAGGTGTAAATCCCATCGCTTGAATTACAACATTTTGAATTTGTTTTTGGGATTCTATATCGGCAGCTTTACCCATTTCATTAGCAAGGTTCTTGCCTTTCTCTACTGCCGCTGCTTTTGCTGCAGCTTCTCTTCGTTCTTGGATTGCTTGACGAGCAGTTGGTGCTGCTGGTTTATCAGATGACGCTTGAGCAGTATTAGTAGTCTGTGGCGAATTGTTGCCTCCAGTGCCTTTCGGAGCATCATCTCTTTTATCCTCTGATTTTTGTTCTTGTCTAGTGGCGGGTCCAGCATTTGCTGTTTGGGTTGAAGATCCTGATGCAGCTGGTCCAGGCGAATTCATTGATGAGGCAACAGGACTATTGCCAGTAGATGCAGCTGGTCCATCCATTTTTGGAGTTGCAATTACAGCGTTCACGTTACTATCATTAGTAACAGCAACACCAGTAGAAATTTGTCCTGAGTTACTAATCGAAGTTACTGGCTGTGTTGTTGATACATTAGTGGCACCTGGACCAGAATAGCCTGATGTAGCTGGTCCAGCATTTGTGTTTAGGGTATTGGATGTGTCACAACCAACTGTGCATCTTGAATCAGCTGGTCCATAGCTTATTGTTCCAGAAGATGGAATACCTATTACATATTTTCTAGCATATGCGTCTGCATAGTTTGTACAAGTTCTATCATATAATCCATCCAATGCACATTGTTGAGTTTTATAGGCTTCTGCATATCCAGCACATGTGGTGCTATACAATGGATTGATGGAACATTGGTATGTTAAGTATGCTGGTGCATATCCAGGACATGAGGGGTCATACAACGCATTCACAGTACATTGTTGAGTAAAGTATGCTTGGGTATATCCAGGACATGATGAATTATATAGTGGGTTGGCATTACATTGTTGAGTAAAATATGCTGTAGCATATCCAGGACATGAAGGTGAAGATAGAGGATCTAAGCAAGGATCAGGTGTATATACTGCATTGCTATACATGTTTGTTATACTAGCATTTCCACTAGTCCATGGCGACATAGCAAAGCCGCCTAATGCAGTTCTTGGTAGAGAATTATTAAATCTAAACTGTCTGCTAAACGTTCCCGCCGCACCATTATCATTACCATTTTGAGTATGAGAAGTACTTTCCAAAACAGTACCATTACTAGAAGTAATAGCAACGCCAACGCCTGCATCTGAATAGTTCCAACCCGTTATACAAAATCCACCAAAAAAATCAAAAATAGAACAATATCTTCCAGCAACATTGTAGTCATATCCATAATTAAATCCATGTATCATTGCGCCAGCACCAGCATTAGCTAATGCTTGATTAATAGCATATGCTTGCGTTCCAGTTGTTCCGGAAAATAGATTGTTACTTATTGATAATGTATTGTAATTTGGGCAAGATGGTGAATATGCTGGATTACTTACACATGGGTCTGTTGTATAATTCAATGTAATGGATGGACTGCGAACTTGTGGACCATAATAACCAGCCCAAAATCTATTATCTCTACCAGTAAATGATAATGTCATGGAATCGCCAGCAAGCATACTTTCTTGAGTAGCAAAAGTTTGAGTGCCAGTTCTTAATTCAAATCCATTTGTTGTTGAGTTGTAATTGTAGATGTCTGTTCGTAAAGAAGTGCCACCTCTTAGAAAATTTACTTGGCCAGTCAATGTTCCAGATTGTTCACCTGAGTTATTAATCCACCATGAATAATTGTAGCCGTTAATTCTTATACCAGAGTTGGATAAGTTTAGTGCCTGTTGAATTGCAAATGCCTCAGCAGTTATTGTTTGGGTTGCTGTTGCAGTTGTATAACCAAATATGAGTGTATCTGTAGTAACATTATATGCTGGTCCATTACCGCCACCAGAATATCCACCATTCTGACCTGGTACTGAACCTACCCAACCTGACACTGTTGGAGTTAATATATTAGAAGATGTTTGTGCTTTGGCTCTTGGTGTGAAGGCCACCAAGCCCACAACTAAAAACACTAATACCCAAAATCTCATTAGTCTTTACTCTTGA